ACTCGCGGCGGGAGCGAGGCGCAGAAGCGCGCCTATGTGATCGCCGACAACAAGCTGGCGCTCAACGCGGGCTGGGATGCCGACCTGCTGAAGGTTGAGTTCGAGGAACTGTCTGACTTGGGCTTTGATCTGGACCTGACCGGCTTTGGTGATCTGGAAATTTCTGCCCTGCTTGTGGAGAAGATGGAGGGTCTGACTGATCCCGACGACGCGCCAGAGGCTGAAGAGCGCGCGGTCACGGTCGAGGGCGACGTGTGGCTGCTGGGCAAGCATCGGCTCATTTGCGGCTCGTCTACGGACGCCGATACGGTCGCCAAGGTGCTTAATGGCGTTTCGCCGCACCTTATGGTCACGGACCCGCCTTATGGTGTGGAATATGATGCGACTTGGCGCGGCAAGGCCGGGCATGCAAATCTTGGCAAAAATCGCACAGGCATTGTCGAGCATGATGATCGCGCCGATTGGCGGGAGGCTTGGGCGCTGTTTCCAGGCGCTATAGCATACGTTTGGCATGGCGGGCTAAAGGCTGGCGTTGTTGCTGAAAGCCTTGTGTCGTGCGGCTTTTCGCTCCGTTCGCAGATCATCTGGAATAAGACAGTCATGGCAATGGGGCGCGGTGATTACCATTGGAAGCACGAACCCTGTTGGTATGCTGTTAAGGGGAGGGGCGACTGGAAGGGCGACCGGAAGCAGACGACCGTTTGGGATTTTGCTTCACCGCTGCATATTATGAGCGGCAGCAAAGAAGTTAAAACGTCTCATCCAACCCAAAAGCCGGTCGATTGCATGAAGCGGCCAATCGAAAACAACAGTAGCCCCGGCCAGGCGGTCTACGAGCCATTCAGCGGTTCGGGCACCACGATCATTGCAGGCGAAATGACCGGCCGGCACGTGTACGCAATCGAGCTAAATCCGCTGTACGTGGATGTCGCAGTCAAGCGCTGGCAGGCGTTCACCGGGCAGAGCGCCACGCTTGAGGGCGACGGCAGAACATTTGCGGAGCTTCAGGAAGAACGTCATGCCGCGTCCTGAACATCAGCCGACAGACGAAACGCGCCGCCTTGTGAAGGCAATGGCTGCTTATGGAGCAAAGCAGGACGCCATTGCAACCGAGCTTGCCATTCATCAGGAAACGCTCCGCAAGCATTATCGCCAAGAACTGGATACCTCGGCAGAGAAGGCCAACATGCGGGTTGGCCAGACGCTCTACAGTTTGGCGAGCGGCGAAGCGATGGCAAAGGGCGCGACGTGGGCCGACGTTTCCAGAGCCGCAATGTTCTGGGCAAAGACCCGCATGGGCTGGCGTGAAACAGACCGGCTCGAAATGACAGGCAAAGACGGCGAGCCGATGAAAATCCACGTCATTATCGGCGGCGATGAGCCAAATAACGCTTGAGTTCAGGGCGCGGCCTGCGTTCCTTCCCTACCTCAAGCGAACACAACGATGGGCCGGAATTGTCGCGCATCGCAGGGCGGGCAAGACTGTAGCCTGCATCATGGACCTGATAGCGCGGGCGGTCGATTGCACAAAGCCTGAACCGCGATTTGCCTACGTAGCGCCGACATACACCCAAGCCAAGGACGTGGCGTGGTCGTACCTGAAACGGTACACGTCAGCCATTCCCGGCATCAAGACTTCCGAGTCCGAGCTAGTCGTCACCTTCCCTCATAACGGCGCTCGCATTCGGCTATACGGTGCAGAGAACTACGACCGGCTTCGCGGCCTGTATCTCGACGGCGCTGTCATCGATGAAATGGGCGACATTGACCCGCGCGCATGGGCGGAGGTTATCCGTCCTGCGCTATCGGATCGTCAAGGCTGGGCGACCTTTATCGGCACGCCCAAAGGCCGCAATGAATTCCACCGTATCATTCATGGCGGGAACGGCTTTCAAGGCGCACTGAAGGACCCCGAGTGGTTCGGCGCTGTCCTGAAGGCATCGCAGACCGGGTTGATTGCGCCCGGCGAACTGGCCGACGCAGCCAAGATGCTGACGCCCGAGCAGTATGAACAAGAATACGAATGCAGCTTCGATGCTGCGGTTGTCGGCGCGTACTACGGTAAGGAAGTCGCAATCGCAGAGGATGAGAAGCGCATTTGCCGTGTGCCCCATGAGCGCGAGGCTGACACCTATTGCGCATGGGATTTGGGCATAGGCGACAGTACGGCGCTCTGGATATTCCAGGTCATCGGCCGCGAGTGGCATTGGCTGCGCTATTACGAGTCATCCGGCAAGGGCCTTGATCACTACGTCGATTGGGTAAAGGCGCTGCCATACGGCGTCCATCGGCACTATCTGCCGCACGACGCAGAAGCCCGCGAATTGCAGACCGGGAACAGCCGTCTGGAATTTCTCGAAAGCCGTGGCCTCAAGTGCGAGGTGGTTCCGCGCCACAACGTTGATGACCGGATTGCGGCGACCAGGCTGAAGTTCAATCGCTTCTGGTTTGACGAGCAAGGCTGCGGTTCTGGCGTCGATTGCCTGCGCATGTATCGCGCCGAATGGGATGACAAGTACAAGACCCTGAAGCCTCGCCCGTTGCATGATTGGGCGTCTCACGGCGCAGATGCATTCGGTTACGGCGTCATGGGCGCGAGCGACAAGGCAAAGCCAAAGGCGCTGCCGGAAGTCAAGACGAATTGGGTGGTTTGATGAAAAAGACGGAACAGGACATCGCGGCGCTTGTCGCGCATGAAATCCGTCTCGCCCGCAATTACGACACGCAAGACCTGTCCGAAAAGCGTCAGCGCGCCATCAACTATTATTATGGCGTCATGGAAGACACCCCGCCCGAGCCGAACGGCTCCAAGGTGGTTTCCAAGGACGTGTCCGAAGTCATCGGCTGGATGCTTCCCGGCATCATGCGCGTCTTCATGGCTTCAGGCCGCATTGCCGAATACGAGCCGACGACGCAGAAGGATGAACCGTTCGCCGAACAGGCCAGCGATTACGTTCAGTATCTTTTCATGCGCCGCAATGACGGCTATCGCATCCTGTACAATTGCACGCACGACGCGCTATTGCAAGGCGACGGCGTAATCAAGCACTGGTGGGACGATACGCCAGACGAGACGGTTACGACGCACAGCGGCCTCGATGATATGTCGCTCACCAATCTTGTGGTGCAGCCGGGCGTCGAAATCCTCGCGCACACGCTAGAGGAAGACGGCACTAACACCATCAAGATCAAGACTGTCAAATCGACGGGCCGCGTTCGCGTTGAGGCATGCAAACCGGAGTCGCTTCTGACGAACCCGGATGCGATCACGCTTGACCTGAAAAACGATGATTGCAGGTTTGTGGCGCAGCACGAGGAAGTCACCCGCTCCCGGCTTGTTGAAATGGGCTTCGACAAGTCCAAGGTGGCGAACCTTGGCGATGCAGGCACGTCGATTGCGGACAAGGAGGAAGACCTAGCCCGCGATCACGAGCGTTCCCGCATGGACGACGCAAAAGATGACAGCCTGGCGCGCGTTGACCTGTACGAATGCTACTTCAAGGCCGACATAGACGGCGACGGCATGGCCGAAGTGGTCCGGGCCTATTACGCAGGCAAGGGCGATGCAGGGACGCTTCTGGATTGGGAGGAATGGGAGGACGACCTTCCGTTTACCCTGATCCCGTGCGAGCCGGTTCCGCATCGGATCGACTCGTTGTCGGTCGCCGATCAGTTGATGGACATTCAGCAGATCAAGACGGTCATAAACCGGGGCATGCTGAACAACATCTATGCGGTGGCGCATCCGACGCGAGAGGTTGACCACGAAAGCGTAATCAATCCGGAGACGCTCGCCAATCCGAAGCACGGCGCGATCATCTGGAAAAAGAAGGGCAGCGCCCCCATTCAGGCGCATGAAATCCCCTTCGTCTCCGACAAGCTGCTGCTGGCAATCCAGCATATTGACCAGGTGACCGAACGGCGCACTGGCGTGTCGCGCTCCACCATGGCGCTTGACCCGGATGCGCTGCAAAACCAGACCGCCACTGCGGTTCAGAAGGCGACCGACGCGGCATATTCCAAGATCGAGCTTATAGCCCGCAACATGGCGGAACTTGGCTGGCGCAACGTGTTCCGCGCCATTCTTCGGCTCGTGGTCAAGCACCAGGACAAGCCGGAAATCATCCGCCTCCGCGACAAGTGGGTTGAAATGGACCCGCGCGCATGGTCGGCAGACATGGATTGCACGGTCAATGTGGGCCTCGGAACCGGCTCGCGTGACCGCGATATGGTGATGCTCAACACGGTCCTGACGGCGCAGCAGACGCTTGCGACCTCGGCCCTGCAAATGGGCTTCCCGCAGATCACTATCGAGATGCTTCCGAAGATCGTCAAGACGCTTGTCAAGCAGGCTGAAAGCGCCGGGCTGCGCAACGGGGATGAATATTACCCCGAGTTTGACGAAGCCAAGCTTGGGCAAATGATGCAGATCGCATCGCAACCGAAGGAAGACCCGAAGATCGCAGTTGAGCGCGAAAAGGCGCAGATCGACATGCAGGCCAAGCAGGCGGGGCTCCAGTTGGAGGCGCAGAAGTCGGCCATGGAAGCCGAACGGGACGCTGCCAAGGTGCAGCAGGAAGCGCAATTGGCCCGGCAGAAAATGGAAAGCGACATTGTTCTGAAGCGCGAACAAACAGATGCAGAAATCATGCTCAAGGAGCGCCAGCTTGCCGCAGAATTGCAGCTTGAAGAGCGCCGCTTTGCCGCAGAATTGCAGTTGAAGCGTGAACTCGGCGTGCATCAGGCGAATGTGAACGCAAGCGCCAAGGTCGCGACATCACAAGTCAAAATGGGCGGGGATGCCGGATAATGTCAGTGCTTCGATCTGTGATGCTCAATTCCGAAACAGCGGCGCGCGAGCACTTCAAGGACGACATTCAAGAGGAACAGAACAATGGCTGAACAGCTAACCGGGACATTCAGCACGACCGGGACGAGCGCTGAAGTGGCGTCAAGCGCGGCCGTGATCGTGCTTGACTTTGACGGGACTGCAACCGTTGAGCTTCAGGTGCGCCAGTCTGGCACGAATTGGGTAGCGTCTGACACGATTACCGCTTCTGGCGTGTTCCCGATTGAGTTTTTCGTGGCCGTGCCATTCCGGCTCAATTGCACCGCGCACACGAATAACGTGAATTGGGCAATCTACCGCCGATGACCATGCGCGCGGACCATCTCGCCAAGGAAGCCGAACGGCTCAAAAGCGATGCTGTCCTGACTGAAGCGCTTGCGGCCATGCGGCGTGATGCGCTCGAAAGACTGGCGACCTGCGACCCTTACGAGGGCAAGGAAGTCGCACGAATACAGGCTGAAGTGACGGCCATTGACGGCCTCCTTTCGCAGCTAGGGCGGTTCATTCTCGCCATCCAATAACTGGACCCGCGACGGGCACCCGGACAAACCCCAAGAGGAAACATATGGAAACCAACGGCACTCCCGCTGAGGCGGGAACCGGTGGCTCACTCACGTTTGACGAAGGCGTGAGCGCACTGGAAAGGCTCTTCACCGGCACACCCCGGCACGACGAGGCAAAGGACCAGAACCCCGCAGACGAAGCAGACGGCACCCCGGAAACGGAACCTGAAGCGGACGAAAGCGGCGAAGTCGAGACGGAAGAAACAGACGCCGAGCAGTCCGAACCGGACGCGAAACCAGAACCGGCAACAGCGGCAGACGACGCCCTTGTCACGCTGGACGATGGTTCGCAGGTCACGGTCAAGGAACTGCGGCGTTCGTTCCTTCGCGAGTCCGACTACACGAAGAAGACAACTGCGGTAAAGGCTGAACGGGACGAACTCGAAAGCCAGCGCCAGCAGCTTCTTGAACGAGCGCAAGCGATCATCGCACAGCGCGACCTCATTCTTGAAATCCAGCAGAAGAACATCCCGGAAATGCCGGATAGTTCGATGCTGGACGCTGACCCAATCGGGTATTGGCAGCAACGCACCGCGCACGAAGAAGCCGTAGCCAAGTTCCAAAGCCTCAAGCAGGCCAAGGAACGGGAAGCGGCGCTTATGGCGCAGGAAATGCAGGCTCAAAAACAGCAGGCCGTTGCAAGGGAACGGGAACTTCTCCTTCAGAAGCGCCCGGAACTGAAAGACCCCGAAAAGCTGAAGACTGTGGCTTCCGAAATGGCTGACGTGCTCAATCGTGAGTACGGGCTGTCGCCGGAGGATTATCAGGAATTGGCCGACCATCGGGCGATTGAAGTCCTCCTTGACGCGGTTGCCTACCGGAAACTGAAGGCTGCAAAGCCATCGGTCCAGGTAAAGCTGGAAAACAAGCCTCCTGTCCTGAAGCCGACAAAGCGGGTTGATGCCGTATCACAGGGTAAAGCCGCTTTTGCGGAAAAGAAGGCTGCATTCAAGAAAACAGGATCGCGCGAAGCGTTGGTGGAAGTGCTCAAGAGCTTTGACCTTTGATCTTGGAGCAAGACCATGGCGCAACTCAGCCAAACCTTCGAGTCCTACGACGCCGTAGGCAACCGCGAAGAACTCGCGGATATGATCTGGAACCTCGACCCGGACGAAACCCCGTTCATGTCGCTGATTGGCCGCAAGTCGGTCAAGTCGGTGCATCCTGAATGGCAGACTGACGGCCTCGCGGCAATCGACCTCAACAACAACCAGGCGGAAGGCGCGGAATTCGTTATCGACTCGTCGGCAGCGACTACCCGCGTTGGCAACTATTGCCAGATTTCGCACAAGACGCTTTCTGTGACCCGTACACAGGAAAACACCGACAAGGCGGGCCGTTCTTCGGAACTGGCGTATCAGGTCGCAAAGCGTTCTTCGGAACTCAAGCGCGACATGGAAGCCATTCTGCTGAGCAACCAGGCTTCTTCGGCTGGTACTGGCAACGGCGCAACGAACCGCAGGCTTGGCGGCTTCCGCGCATGGCTGGCGTCCAACGATAGCCTTTGCGGCACCGGCGCCTCCGGTGGCTTCAACACCCCGACCAATCTGGTTGACGCAGCCACCAACG